CATTATCTTGAATATGAAATGCAATATCCTGATCAAGAAAATGCATTTGATGATGATTCTGACCCATACGAAACAGGCTTCAATGAAGTGCATAGTCTTGATGATATTTTACCTGCTATCAAAAGAAGTATAAAAGAAAACACATCTTTCAAATTTAGAACAAGAGATGACTACGAGGTTATTGTGAACCCAAGAATTTCAAAAAATATTTACGAAACATATTTGAAATTGAATGATTACAATAAAGAAAAATTTGCAAATAATCTCGTAGAAAGTAAAACCAGTTTTTGGAAAGTCGCATCATTTGCAACAAAGTAAGGATAAAACATGAGTACCGCATTTAGACCTGTAAGTTATACTGCATTAGCAAACGTAGCATCTGTTTCTACGGGTTCAGCATCTACAGGAGCATTTGCACCAAAGAGTCATGCAAGCGTATTAAGGGTTGCAACTACTGTTGATGCATATGTTAATATTGTAAGTCAAGCCGCCGATGTTGTGGCTGATGTAAATAATGTATTAGTTCTCAGCGGAGATCCTGCATACATTAAAGTAGATACAATCAGAGGTGAGATATCGAGCATCACAGATCCTGGTTCAGGTTCAACAACGGTTGTATTAAATCAACCAGATAATGGAACTGCACATGCGTTTGTTGTTGGAGATCTTGTTATTTTTGAAAATACAACAAATTACAATTCTTATACAGTTTCAGGTGGAACGTTACCTGTTGTTACTGCCGTTACAAATTCTAGTGCATTCACAGTGGCATCTTCTGGTAGTTCAATAGCAAACGAAACTTCTGGTACAGTGAGAAAAGCATATAAGATGGGTATCAAAGCCACCACGGGTACAGGTAAAGCATCAGTACACGAAGTAACTTTACAAGGTTAATATGTTAAAATTTACAGATTTTTTCGATGGAAAAATAGAAGAACCAGTAGAAGTAGATCCTCATTCGGGCGATCCTCTTGATGAAAGAGTTCTTGGCGTCCAAGATCGAATGAAACTTTCTCGTAGAATGAAACGTTTTCAACATAGAATACAGAGAAAACGGAAAATCCAAATGAGAAGAAAAGCAGATTCAGGTAGACTACAAAAAAGAGCAAGAAAAGGTGCCAGAAATGATATGAAAAAGAGAGTTTCTGGAGGTAAATCTTATAGAAAAATGAGTTTTGGTATGAAAAAAATGATAGATCAAAAGTTAGAAAATAAAGCAAAACAAAGTGCTATCAAAAGATTTACAAAAAGAAAAGTAAAGGATAAACGTAAACTAGACATTGCGAGAAGAAAATGAAATTAATTACAGAAATTAATGAGGATCTTGAATACGTTATTGAAGGTACAGGAAATAATAAAAGTATGTACATCAATGGTGTATTCATGATGAGTGAGACAAAAAATCGCAATGGAAGAATTTATGGTAAAGATATTTTATTCAATGAAGTAAATAGATATCGTAAAGAATATGTAGATAAAAATAGAGCATTTGGCGAACTCGGACATCCAGAAGGACCTACAATAAACCTTGAGCGAGTTTCGCATATGATTAGAGAACTAAAAGAAGACGGAAATAATATTGTAGGTAAAGCGAAAATTATGGACACACCTTATGGTAACATTGTCAAAAATTTGATTAATGAAGGTGCCAAGTTAGGTGTATCTTCAAGAGGTATGGGTTCTCTTGAAGAAAAAGGTGGTGCTAACTATGTCAAAGATGATTTTTATTTGGCGACCGCCGCAGACATTGTAGCAGACCCTTCTGCTCCCGATGCGTTTGTTGATGGTATTATGGAAGGTAAAGAGTGGATTTGGGATAATGGTGTGGTTAAAGAGGCCACTATCGCAAAGATTAAAGAAAGTATTAAGAGAAGTCCTGCTTCTAATCTTGATAATAACAAGTTGAAAGCATTTAATTCTTTTCTTTCTAAACTTTAGGTATTATAAATATAAACAGAGATTTTCTCAAAATATTAGGAGTTTCTATGTCAAAGAAAGAAATTCTGGAGCAGGAGCAAGAAGTGCAAGAAGAAACTGAAGTTCAGGTTTCAGAAAATAGTCAGGTAGAAGAAGATTTATCGGCGCCTGGCCAGAGCAAATCAACTACAGATAAAACAAATACACAAGCCACAGGTGTAAGGGCGGCTAAAAGATCGTTAGATAAGAAAAGCCCTCAAGATGCTCAGCCTAGTCTATCGGCAGATCAGAGTTCCGACGATGTTGGTGCTGATCCTACGAAGAGTGGTGCTGAAGATGGTGGCCAGTCAACATCAAAACCAAACTACACTCAAAGTGTAGGTAAAGCAAAGTCAGGAAAAATGTCAGAATCAGCAACTAGAATGGGCATGATTAAAGATATCTATGACCTATTACAAGAGATGGATAAAGATTCGATTGAAGAAGTACGTAAGGCACTTTCTGAAGAAGAATCAGGTGAAGAAACAGAAGAGGCTGAAAATACTCAGGTTCTTTCTGAGGACGAACTTGAAGAATTGAAGAAAGAGTATCAAATCGATATTAAATCTGATGTTGAGGCTTTGATTCAAGGTGAAGAGTTGTCCGAAGAATTCAAGGAAAAAGCGGCAACAATTTTTGAGGCCGCAGTATTTGCAAAGGTAAACGAAGAGGTTAACCAAAGAGTAGAAACTCTTGAAGAGCAATACAAAACTCAGTTAGAAGAAACCATTCTTGAGACAAGAGAAGAAATGGTCAAGAAAGTCGATGACTACTTGAACTATGTTGTTAAAGAGTGGATGCAAGAGAATGAATTGGCAATTGAAAAAGGAATTAGATCCGAGATTGTTGAAGATTTCATGGTTGGTCTTAAAAATCTTTTTGTCGAACATTATATCGACATTCCAGAAGAAAAGGTTGATCTTGTTGACGATCTTTTTGCTAAGGTTGAAGACCTTGAAGAATCCTTGAACAAAGAGATGGAAAAGAATGTAGATATGCAAAGCGAACTTAAAGAATATAAGAAGTTTGAGGCTATCGCAAACATTTCTGAAGATCTTACAGATGTTCAAGTAGAAAAAATGCAAAAACTCGCTGACAGTGTAGACTATGATTCTGAAGAAGAGTATGCAGAAAAATTGCAGGTAATTAAAGAAAATTATTTTCCTGCTAAAGGTTCAGTTGCTACAGAAGAAGCATCTACAAATGATGATTCACAACCTGAAGTATTAACTGAAGAGGAAGCCAAAGAAGTTGAAGAAACGGCAGAAATGTCTGACACTATGAAATGGTATAGTTCGGCTATCTCACGAACAATTAAAAAATAATCCTAACGCACCCTATAGGAGAAAGTAAATATGTATTTGTCTGAACAACTACAAAAAAAATGGGGTCCAATTCTTGAGCACCCAGATTTGGGTAATATCAAGGACCCATACAAGAGAGCAGTAACAACTCTCTTGTTAGAAAACCAAGAAAAAGCACAGAGCATGGACAATGAAGTCTTGTCTTCACAAAACTTCTTGACAGAAGCGGGTTTTGGTGCTGGTACAATGCCAGATACACCTGCCGCTCACACGGCAGCCGGTGGTGGTCACGTTGCAAAATTTGACCCAATTCTCATTTCTCTCGTAAGAAGAGCAATGCCTAACTTGATTGCATATGACATTTGTGGTGTGCAACCAATGACAGGTCCTACTGGTCTTATTTTCGCAATGAGATCTAAGAAAGGTTCTGGTTCAGGTAGTGAAACATTCTACGATGAAGTAACACCAGCATATTCAGGTAATACCAATACAACTGATACAACTTCATTGAACCCAGGTCTTATGATTGTTGCTAATGCTTCTGCTACAGGTGGTGGTGCTGGTAACACATCTTATCTTGACACTGGTGGTCCTATGGAAACCGCTAGAGCAGAACATTTGACACCTGCTAATATGTCTTTCAGTATCGAGAAGTTGAGTGTAACTGCTAGATCAAGAGCATTGAAAGCAGATTACACAATGGAAGTCGCCCAGGATCTTAAAGCCGTTCACGGTCTTGATGCTGAAACAGAACTTTCCAACATTCTCTCAGCAGAAATTCTTGCTGAAATTAACAGAGAAGTTGTACGTAAGATTTACGGTGAAGCAAAAATTGGCGCACAACATAACACAACCGCCGCTGGTATTTTCGATCTTGACACCGACTCTAATGGTCGTTGGTCTGTTGAAAAATTCAAGGGTCTCATGTTCCAGATTGAGCGTGAAGCAAACGCTATCGCAAAAGACACACGTAGAGGTAAAGGTAATATCATCATTACTTCTTCTGATGTTGCTTCTGCATTGCAAATGGCTGGTGTTCTTGATTATACACCTGCTCTTGATAGCAATAACATTAGCCCAGATGACACAGGCAATACTTTTGTTGGTGTTCTTAATGGTCGCTACAGAGTGTATATCGATCCATATGCAGTAGCCAGTTCCACAAACTGGTTCGTAGTAGGTTATAAAGGTTCTTCAGCATATGATGCTGGTATCTTCTACTGCCCATATGTCCCATTGCAAATGGTACGTGCGGTTGATACTAATACATTTCAACCAAAAATTGGATTTAAGACTCGCTATGGCATGGTCAGAAATCCATTTGCCCAAGGTTCAACAGCCAGAAGTTCAGTTGCCGGTTTTGATATCGGTGGTGATGATACTACATCTGTACAAAGCAACGTCTACTACAGACTTGTTCGTGTAAATAACTTGATGTAATTTTTCTTGTACATTAAGTTATAGTTAAAAGGGGGATCCATCTCACGAGGGTCCCCTTTTTTTGTATGAAAAACTTGGTGATCCCAAACAAAAATACCCCCTCCAAAATCCGGATGGAAAAATCACCCAAAAAGTCGGCTTAAAAATGATATTTGTAATTGGTAATGGTGCCTCACGAAAAAATGTAAATCTAAACATTTTAAAACAACATGGTAAAGTTATTGGATGCAATGCTCTTTACAGAGATTTTGCTCCTGATCATTTGTTCGCAAACGACTCAATCATATTACATGAAATTTTATCGAGTGATTATCCCAAACATCATGAAGTTTTTTTACTAAAAGGAGAAATACAATTTTTATCAGAAGATTTATATTTCAATATTAAAATGGGTCTCTCTAATATTACAGAGAATGAAAAAAATAATTCGACAGAATTTATTGTTCACGGAATGAATGATAGTGAACCATATCTTACATGGCTACCTCGTGGTCATAAACTAAAAGAAACGTCTTGGGTAGAAACTGATGATATTCTAATATACAATACAGGATTTAACGCATGTAGATTAGCATGTGAGTTATATCCTGATGAAGATATTTACATGATAGGTTTTGATATCTTTGGTAAGAGGAACAATTTGTATGATGGTACATACGGATATCACGATCCAGAAAGAGAACATTATGAAGAGCAGGGATGGGTAGTTATTTTTAATCAATTACCATCAATATATCCGAATATAAATATAAGAAGAGTTATAGATTATGGACCAGAACTTGAAAACATACAAAGTATTACTTACGAAGAATTATGTCAACATTCTCAAATCAACCTGACAACTTTAATTACTTCAACCCAGTAGGGTTCAAATTTGAAGTAGATAAACTTCCAAATGTTAATTTTTTCTGTCAATCTGCTACACTACCTGGACTCACACTAGGAGAAGCAACTCTACCAAACCCATTTAGAGATATACCAACACCAGGTGATAAAATATTATTTGAGGAATTAACAATTAGATTTATTGTTGATGAAGAACTACAAAATTGGCTTGAAATGAAAGAGTGGATATTTGGATTAGGATATCCAAACCGTCAAGAAGAATATGTTAAATTAGCAAAAGAAAATTCAGGTATAAAACCAAAAGGAAACAAATACTCAGAAGGTGTTCTTATGATTTTGACCAGTCATAAAAATGCACAAATCAAAGTTACTTTTCAAGATCTATGGCCAGTGACTTTATCTGGTATACAAATGGATTCTTCTGTAACTGAAGTAGATTATATTACCGCAGATGCCACATTTGCGTACACAATATATAATGTAGAACGATTAATTGGAGAACATTAATTATGAGGTTTGATGAAATTAGAAGAAATACAAGAATCATGGTCCAGTGACAGTCAAATTGATGATACAGAATTAGATAATGAATCTCTCAAAATTCCTGAATTACATCACAAATATTTTAGAATATTTTCAGATGAAAAACTCAAACTTGTGCGAATGTATTCAAAGCAAAAAGAGTTACGCAGACTAAAATGGTTGTATTACACAGGAAAACTTGATCAAGAAACACTAGAAAATTTAGAATGGCATGTGTTTGAACTTGACATAAAAAAGAACCGAAGTGATTTAGAAATGTTTATAGAATCCGACAAAGATATTCTAGAATTAGTAGAAAAAATATCATATCAAAAAGAAAAAATAGATTATTTAGAATCAATTATTAAAACATTAAATACACGAGGGTTTCAAATTAAGAACGCAATTGATTGGAAACGCTTTACTATGGGGACTTGAATGTATGATATATTGATAATGACAGGATCATCATTAGATCCTGCTGATGGTGGTACAATGGGTGGTACTGAAAGACAAATTCTTTCCGTTGCCGAATCATTGGCACACGAAGGTTTAGATGTTGCAATAGTACATTCTATTACAGATGGTACTGATAAAGTTATTAATGGAGTAAAACATTTGAATACCTATAGACATTATTATGATTATTCTAAAGTAAGATTGATGGCAAATCATTTTGGATATTCTGGTAATTTTCACAGAAACTATACTATGAGTAATGTTCATGTACCTCCAATGTCACCTATTGAAATGAATTGTGCAGAAAAAACATATTGTTGGTTTCACAACTGGTTTCATCTTTCTAATAATGATTATCCTAGAATTTTTAATTCTAAAGCGGTAGCAAAATATGTTTATGAACAAAATCCTTTTAGTCACATGGTAAAAAAATTACCTGATGATAAAGTAATTTACTATATGATTCCTAAAGGACTAGTCGTACAGCCACAAGAAAAAAGACAGGATTATTTGTTCTGGATGAGTGCTTTCGGTAAAGGCATGAAAGAAGCAATTTTAATGTATATTTCTTTGTTTGAGAGAGGCTTGACTAAAAGACCTTTCCACATTGCAATACCACCGCAAAGAGACAGAAAAGATGTAGAAGTAGTAGAAAAAATGTTAATAGATGTGAATAAGAATGGATATCCTATAAGATTTTTTGGTGAGATGAAGTATGCTGATGCATTGACTAAATTAAGTAAAGCCGCCTGTCTTTTTCGACCTGGATTACCTCAAGAGACATTTGGACTTGTTTACTTAGAAGCAAATCAATTAGGTGTTCCTGTTCTCACATATAAGGGTGATGCAGGAGAAGAAATTTTACAAGATAAACACAATATGTTAATAGATAAACATCACAAACTACAAGACATATCGAACTGGTTAATAGATATAGACGAGCAAAAAACAACAGTAGACATGAGCAAATTTGATCCAGATAGAATAAAGAAACAGTGGATTAAATTGATAGAAAATGCATAATGCTATACGAACATGATACACTGCTCATAGACAAAAAGAATGAAGTGTTCATGACGGTGCAAGCCGAACCTGGACTCGCAAGAGAATTGAGTGATTTTTTTACATTCTTTGTTCCAGGATATCGTTTCATGCCATCATATCGAAATAAGATATGGGATGGTAAGATACGACTTTATAATCTACAAAACAAGTATCTTTATAGTGGTCTCATAGACTATGTTGAGAAGTTTGCTTCAGAACGTGAATATAAGATAGACTACAAAACAAATCCAAAAAACGTAAATGGTTATAATGAGAATGACTATGAAAGACTTGTGCGTTCTCTCAATCTTGAAATAGAACCACGAGATTATCAGAGAGATGCATTTCTACATTCAATCAATAATGAACGTGCATTGCTACTCTCACCAACCGCATCTGGTAAATCTCTTATCATATATTTGTTGCTACGGCACTATCAAATGAGATTGACAAATTTTAAGGCAATTGTTATAGTACCTACTACATCTCTCGTGGCACAGATGAATTCTGATTTTGCAGACTATGCAAAGAAAGATCGTTGGAAAGTTGCAGAAAATACACACATGATTTATTCAGGTCATGATAAAGTATCTGACAAACCTATATTCATATCAACTTGGCAATCACT